TCACCCTTCCGCTCCCATGTACCAATCTTCCAGCTTGCCGATGGCGCGTTTCGCCAGGTCCGGGTGCAGCCCGAAATAGTGCTGCAGGATCTGGTCGATGGTTTTCAAGGAGTGGCCGGTGATGGAGGCGATCTCCATCTTGTCCGCCCCGGCGCGGGCAAGCCATGTCACCGCCGTGTCGCGCAGGTCCTGGTCGCGCAGGTCGAGCAGCGAGGGCATGGGCGGCAGTACCTCGACCGCACCACGGGCCGGCAGGCGCGCCAGCGCCAGCGTGCCGATATGGCGCGGGGCGGGGCGCCCGGCGGGCACCACAGTCGCCAGCACCGGCGGGCCGCCGTCTTCGGCCGGCACGCGCCACAGGCCCCAGGCGGCGGCATTGGCCACCTCGCGGTAGACGTGCTGGTAGTGCTTGCTCTTGAACGGGCGGCCGGCCTTCTCGTCCAGGTTCACATGCGGCCAGACGACGACGGGCTTGCCCGCGCTGCGCAGGGCGTCCTCGCGCAGCTGGCGGCGGCGGGCGGTGGCGGCGAGGCGCTTTTCCAGCAGGCGCGCCACGGGGATTTCCAGCGGCTGGCCGCCCTTCTTCGCCTGACGAAAGGCAAGCGTCAGGTCGCGCAGCTGCGCATGGGTGAGCGACAGGCGGTCTGCCTGGCGCTGGCCCGTCCACACGCCCTGCAGCACCATGTCGCCGACTTCGGGCCGGCCGACGAGATCGGCCGCGGCGACCAGGTGGCGGACCTCCTCTACCGATCCGTAGCGCACGCGGGGCGGCAGGACCGGCAGCCGCTCCTCCAGAAATCGCATCGGATTGGCTTTCAGGAAGCGCAGCTTCACCTCGTTGGCGAAGGCCTGGGACAGCATGGCGCGCACGGCGCGGGCCTGCGCCAGCCCGTGGCAGACTTCGGCCCGGTCGAGCAGCAGGGCGATGGTTTCCGGTTGCCAGGCCTCGGCCGGGCGCGCCCAGAAGCCGCCGTCGTCCAGCCGGCGCACGAGACTGGCGGCATCGCGGTAGTATTGCGCGGTCTTGGGCGCCAGCGCCGGGCGCACCTTGCGGCCCTCGACGATGTCCTTGCCCAGCATGCGCGGGTTCTTGTCGGTGAAGTCGGTGACGATGTGGGCGAGCGTGCGGCCGCTGCGGCCCGTGGCCGGCCTGCGAGGGGCGGCAGGCAAAGTGCCCCGTGCCGGGCCAGCGGGCGCCGCTGGCGCACGTTCGGCCTCGACCGCGTGCGATGAGGCCTGCAGGGCGGCGCGCTTCTCCTGCGACCATTCCTGCGCCTGCTCGTAGGTGAACCAGCTGCCCGAAGGGTGTTTCAGGTCCTGGCCCTTCTCGCCGCGCGCGCGGGCGGTGGCGGAGGGCACGTAGCGCGGCCGGCCGTCGCGCCAGGCGACGAGGGGAATGCGCGGGCCTTTCGACTTCTTCATGGTGTCACCCGCATGTGTGCGGCGGCAATGCGCTCACAGGTTTCAGCGTCCTCCAAGTCGGCCAAGGGACGTTCGAGATCCTCGTCATCGAGATCGAAGACGCTGAACTTTCCGACCGCATGGCACAGAACCGTGAACGGCGCCTCGGTGTCGTCGTGCTCCATGCACCAATCGCCGTTGCGGCGTTGCCTGATCTTCATGGTGTGTTCCTCGTCTTGTGATCCGCTGGCTACTCTGCCGCGTCGTCGGGCTTGAACCGATCGGAAAGCTCTCGCGAGGACAGCAGAAAGGCCGGCATGTCGAACGCGGCCAAGGCCCGTTGCGCCACCTGCCAGCCGTCGTCGTCGTCGGGCCATGGTCCCTTGCGAACCGTGATGATCACCTCAAGATGGCACATCGCGACCAGGCGGACGACATACTCGCCGTCTTCCTGCTGCTCCATGTCGATGAAGCAAAGCAGCTGGGTTCCGTCGATCACTTCCAGGCGGGCGAATTCGGCCATGTGGCATCCTTTCAAGAGAAAGTGGGCGGCGGCTACGAGAGACACAGGCCGCCGCCCGAGGTGCGGTCCGCCAGGGAGGGCGCGAACCGGGGAGGGGTTCAATCGGCCGCTGCCGGCCGGCAATCGTCGAGGAGGGGCGTCTCGTCCTCGAGATCGCCGGTCCAGGTTTCGCCGGGCACCGGAGAGCCGGTGACGATGTAGCGGCAATCGTCGGTGACGATCCCGAGCCGGCCGGCCGACGAGACGGCGGCGACGGTGGCGGGCGCGCCGTCGACGGCGATGCGCTGGCCGAGCTGCGGCGTGTCGGCAGCGGCGGGGTGCAGCGTGGCGAAGACGAGAACGGCGGCGATGGCGGCGGTAGCGATCACAGCCCCGCCTCCTTAAGTTTGGCGAGGGCGGCGCGCGAGGCGATGACGTGAGCCTCCTCCTCGGGGTCCCAGAACCCCCAATCGCCGCTTTTCACGCCCTCCACGTAATCCTCCAGAAAACCCTGCAGGGCATCCTGCACCTGGCGCGCCAGATCGGCGCGGACGTAGGCGTGTTCATGCTCGAAGGCGGGAGCGGTGCGCTTGTAGTCGCCGTCGGTGACGTAGATCACCGGCGGCATGTCCGGGGCCGTGTTCTCGATCATCTCTCTTGCTCCTTGCGGCGCGCCTCGATGGCGCGGATTTGGTCTTCTTCCTCGTCGATCCGGGCCAGCGCCCGCGAGATGTGGCGCAGGGCGGCGAGGCCGGCGACGACGAGAACCGCGGCGCCGGCCGCGACGATCCATGCGGCGATCTCGATCAGGTCGAGGAGGTATGGCGTCATGGCGTGGGCGCTCACGGCAGCCGGCGGCGGTTGCGCTCGCGCTCGAGGGCCCGCGCGAGATACTGGTCCGCCATCCGGTTCAGTCGGCACGCCGCCCACAGGCAGACGACGCCGAGCCCGATTGTCAGCAGGAGGAGGCCGGCGACGACGACGCGCGCCGCCGACCAGGGGCCGAAGATCTCCATCATCGTGCACCCTCCTTGAGCCGCAGGGTGGCGGCCGCCAGCAGCGCCGTCAGGTCATCGATGTGCGACCTGGCCTCGCGCAGCTCACGCTCGGCGGTTTCGATCAGCACGGCGGCGGAGGTCTTGTCGGCCAGGTAGCCCGCCAGCCGGTCTGGCGGGCATTGGCGCTCGCGGATGAAGGCAAGGGTCTGCGTTGCGCTCCTGTCGTAGCCACAGGCCAGACAGACCTGATCCTCATGGATCCAGCTTTGCCCGGCGGTGCAGCCGCAGTCCGGGCAGCCTTCCGGATGCTCAACCATGGGGCCGCTCCTTCGTCTCGCCGCACAGGGAGGCGCCGAGCAGCACGCCGCGCGGCGTCAGCTTGAGCCGGGCCGGCGCGCCGCCCTCCTCGAAGGCGAGGCCGCGGCCGACGAGCTCGTCCGCCACCTTGAACGGGGTGTTCTCCCGGTCGCCCCGGAAGCGCCAGCCACGCGGTTGCTTGAAGGCAACCCCCGCCTTGCGCAGGCGGCGCAGCATGGCCGCCTCGCGCTTGCCGAGCCTGGGCATCTGCTCGGCCGCCTCGCGCGGATTCATGCCCGGCCTCCCTCGACGGGGGGGATCTCCACCTTGGCCGAGACGGTGATGTCGCCGGCCAGGATGCGCTGCATCTGCCAGGCCAGCAGGGAGCTGAAGCCCGGCCCGAACAACTGTCCGCAGGTGGTCACCTGGGCGCAGATGACGATGGCGGCAGAGCGGGCGATCTGGTCTTCCGGCTGTCCCTCGTTGAACAGGCGCAGCATCTCGGCATGGCCGTCCACATGGGCCAGGTGCAGCCGGCGCTGGATCTCGACAAAGCGCTTGCTGTCCTCGTCCGGGGCGCCGGCCATGGCCTGCGCCGAGGCTTTGTCGATCCCGGCGCGCGAGCGGCGGATCATGTCCTCGATGTCGAAATGCACATGGGCGGTCATGCGGACTTCCTCCCGTAGTCGGACAGCAGCTGGCTGGCTTCGGGGTTGAGGGTGTCGAGGGAGAGCGGGCCGGCATCGACCGTGTGCAGCGGGTGCAGGTCGGCCGGCATGTAGGTGCCGCCATTGGTGGCGATCCACCGGCGCACCGCCGGCAGCGACCAGGCGTTGCAGCCCGGCAGGCGCGGCGGGAAGCCGTGCTCGGCCGTCAGGCGCGCCCGCTTCTCGCGGAACGTGCCCTCGGCGATGCCGAGCAGCGCCGCCACCTCGGCCGCCGTGGCGGTGAGCTTGGGCGACGACGGGCGGGGCGGGACGCCCTGCGCCTTTCGGGCGGTTTCGGGTGTGGTTCGGGGTCGTTCCATGTCGGTTCCCTCGCTGTGAACACGAGGGAGGATGTGAACAAATTCACATGTCGTCAACAAAATTCACGTGAAAAGTCGTGAAAAGGATATGGCGAAAAATCACGATAAGTGAAAAATCGGTGGAGAATTCTGGACTTAGGCGGCCCGGCGCGGACGGAAAGACGCGACGATCACGCCGCGAATTATCACCTTTTCATCGTCCACCAGGAGCGGGCGGCGGGCCGCCGGATCGGACGAAGCGGCGATGAGGAAGGGGTGTTCGTAGATCCGCATGATGGTTTCCGCCTTGCCCTGGCGGTCATAGACCTGGGCGCAGACGGCATCACCCGAGCGGGGCTGCATGTTCAGGTCAACCATCAATATGTCGCCGGGCAGATAGCCCTCATGCTCCAGCGCGCGCGACCGCATCACCCACGGATCGAGCCCGTTGCGGCCCGCCTTCATTGCGGAAACCGCAACGTCAACCACTGCGGTGGCGTCCGTCTCGTCGAAGGGCTCGGCCTCAATGTCAGTGAGGCCGGCCGGGCGGACCGGCGGGTGTGTGAGGTACGGGCGAAAGCCGCTGGCGTCGGCGATCTTCTCGATCGAGTTGGTCTGGAGCTGAGCCTTGTTCAGCGGGTCGGCCAGGAATTTGGACAGCGTCGAGGGATCGACGCCGGCCTCTTTCGCAAGCCGCGACCTGTTCCAGCCCTTGTGTTCGAGGATCGCCTCGATCCAGGCCAACTGTTTTCGCCGAGTGTTTTCCACAAGGGCGAGCATGCCTCAGCGGTACTCCAATACAAATCCGGTGAATGTCCCCTTGACTGAGTGAAGCAAATCACATTTTTTCACATATGCAAAGGAGGACATGCTGTGACGAGCTGGCATGACATCGAACGCCGACGCCTTGCCGCCGGCATTTCCCGCGCCGAGCTGAGCCGGCGCGCAGGCCTTTCCGAAAGCACGATCACCAAGGGGCTGAAGCGGAAGATCAGCCCTCGTAACACCGTCCGCACGGTCTGTGAACAGGTGCTGGACGAGGCGGAGCGCGAGAACGCGGAGCGGGCCGGAGCGGAGCCATGACCCGCAAGACGCGCGAGCCCGTCGGCTGCACCCAGATCGCCACGCTGCCCCTGCACGGGCAGGCGAGCCGGCAGCGCCACATCGCCGAAACCGACGCGAACGAGATCGTCGTGCTGGAAACCGGCGCCGGGCGCGATGCCCCGGACGTGCGGGCCGGGCCCTTCACCCTGCCGCAGGCGCTGGAGCTGGCCGAGCAGGTGCTCGCCGGCAGCCCGCGGCACATCACCCATGCGCACACGCCGATGATCCTCGGCGCGGCGCTGATCGCGGTGGAGGCGGCCGTGCGCGGCCTGCACCCGCCGGCCAAGAAGCCCGGCGACTGACACGCGGGGCGCACGCGCCCCGTCCCGTTTCGCTTTCCGCCGGTGTGTCTCGTGTCCGGCGCCCGACTTCTCACCTCACGAGGCGACCCATGCCAGACCTGCGACAGCGCGGCCCGTACCGGCCCGACCAGCAACAGGCCATCGCCCGCCTGGAGCGGCGGCGGCTGCGGATGGGCGTCTCCCTCGAAGATCTTGCCGCCCGCTCGGGCGTGCGCCTGCGCCGCCTGTGCCGGATCCGCTCGGAAGGGCGGGCCTTCGCACGGGACATCAAGGCGCTGCGCTTTGCCCTTCGCGCCATCGAGCGCGAGCGCGCGGCCGAACAGGAGGCGCTGGGATCATGATTGATACAACTCTTCGCAACACGGTGCGGCATGACCCGCCGAACAGTTACGGCAACTGCCATTCGGTGTGCTTCGCCGCGATCATGGGGCTTGCTGTTGACGACGTGCCTCACTTCTTCGCCAAGGGCGATGCACGGGCTCCGGGCGAAGTCGAAGACAGCATCCAGTCGTTTCTCGATACGCGCGGGTGGCGGCAGTCCTCCTTTCGTTTCCCTGTTGCCGATTGGCGAGACGTAGCGACGACGCTCAAGTTTCTGTCGCCCGGCGTTCCGGCGATCCTCGGCGGCAAGTCCAGTCGCGGTTGCGGCCACTCCGTCGTGATCCTTGACGGCGAGATCATTCTCGACCCGACCGGCAGCGGGATCGTCGCTCCGTTCGACGAAGACGAGTCCTATTGGGTCACAATCCTGATGCCGTGCCCGCCTCACTGGCATAGTGCCGCCGTCCCTGCCGCTCGCTCGGCGCGGAAGGAGTGAGCGATGGCCGAGCGCACCTTCGCCCGCTTCGACCCGGCCGAGCAGGCCAGGAACCTGCGCCTTCACCTTTCCCTCTGCCCGGAAGGGCAGTCCCTCACGCTCGACATGTCGAAGGCCTACTGCCAAGGCCTGATCGACGTGCTGGAGCGGGACAGGAAGGCGGCGGACACGATGGCCGCCGCCGCCGCTGTCTACCGGGCAGCACAGGCCATGGCGCCGCTGCGCAAGGCGCAGGAGCGGGAGCGGTTCGCCATCGCGACGTTCGGCGCGTGGGTCGGCATCCTCTACATGCAGGCGCTGCAAAGCCTCGCTCAGCTCGTGCTCTGGTGGCTGTCATGACCCCGCTGACGCCGCTGGAGCGGGGCGCGAAGCTGGCGCTCACCGGCATTCGCGCCCTCGTCGAGGTGTCCGAGGTGCCGCGCGCGCTGCGCCATGCCGGGGCGATCCACCTCCTTGTCAATTCGGCCGGCGTGCCGGGGGCCTCGGCCGCCCGGGTGCTCGGCGTGTCCAAGCAGTACGTGTCCAAGGCCGTCGCCCAGGTGGAGGCGCGCCGGGTGATGGAGCCCGCGATCGAGGCGGCCTTCGACGCGATCGAGCTGCAGCTGTTTCCGGAGGAGTGAGCATGGGTGAAAACTCAAAAATCGAGTGGTGCGACCACACGTTCAATCCGTGGATTGGATGTACGAAGGTCAGCGCGGCCTGCGACAACTGCTATGCCGAAGCCTGGGAGGCACGGTTCGGCAACTCGTGGGGACCGCATGTTCGGCGCCGTACCAGTCCGGCAAACTGGCGCAAGCCAATCGCCTGGGACAGGACCGCGGCCGCTGAAGGCAAGCGGGCGAGGGTGTTCTGCGCCTCGCTCGCTGATGTGTTCGACAACGACCGTTCCATCACGAGCGGCTGGCGTGGCGATCTGTGGCACCTGATCCACCGCACGCCAAACCTCGACTGGTTGCTGCTGACCAAGCGCCCGCAAAACATCTCGCGCTTCTTGCGACCCGAAGACTACGGCAACCTGCCGTCATGGGGCGATGGATGGCCGAACGTCTGGCTCGGAACGACCGCCGAAAACCAGATCGAAGCGGATCGCCGCATTCCGCACCTTCTGGCGACGCCGGCCCACGTACACTTCCTCAGCGTCGAGCCGCTGCTGGGGCCGGTAGATCTGACGCGGGTCGGCAATCTCGAAAGCTGCCGCAGCGCATTGCCATCAGTGGTTGAGGCCGAAGTTCGGCACATGGCACCACACGTCATCAACGGGTTTCAGATCGACGCACTGGGCAAACCGTATCAGTCGACCGCGTATTACCAGACGCCGGATCACATGGGCGGTTTTTCCATCGGCACACGACGTTGGGCCCGCCTCGACTGGGTGATCGTCGGGGGCGAGTCCGGCCCCGGCGCCCGGCCAATGCATCCGAATTGGGCGCGCGCTTTACGCGACCAATGTGTGGCGGCGGGCGTAGCGTTCCACTTCAAGCAGTGGGGTGAGTGGGTCAGCGTTTCCGAGGTTGAGGGAGCCGGCGAGCATCACTCTTTTGACGACGGAGCAACGGTGCGCCGCACCGGTAAGGTGCGCGCCGGTCGACGCCTTGACGGCGTCGAGCGCAACGGCCTTCCCAAGGACTGAAGCGATGACCGTCCCCGCCCGCTACCCGGTCACGCAACATGCGGTGCTGCGCTATCTCGCGCGGGTGATGCATGTCGACCTGCGCCCGTTCCAGCGGCTGGCCGGCGGCGGCGAGGGGCGCACGGCGCCGCCCGCGCAGGTGCTCGCCGCCTTTCAGGTGGAAACCGGCATCGACATCGAGGACCTGCGGCGGAAGATCCTGCCGCCGGAGCTGCTGTTCGCCCTGCGCCAGGGCGCGGCGCGGATCCGCTGCAAGGGGCATGTGTGCCTGTGCACCAATGGCACGGTCATCACCGTGCTGGCCAAGGAGAAGCACCGCGGGCCGCTGTACTCCGCCGCGGAGATGCGGCGAGGGAAAAACCGGCACCGGAGGCGGCGCGCATGACGTCCCGCTTTGCCATCGCCAAGCAGGTGGCCCTGGACCACCTGGAGACGTTGATCCCCGAGCTGTTCGGCTCGGGCGCGGCCGCACGCCACAAGCGCGGCGGGCTGTGGAACGTCGTCTGGCCGTGGCGGGCGCGGGCCAAGGCCTCGCAGACCGTCATCTGGCTGAGCGGCGCGCGGCGCGGCGGCTGGACGGACTTCGTTTCCGGCGACAAGGGCGATGTGATCGACCTGGTGGCGGCGGTGCATAGCGGCGCCGTCACCGCGCAAAGCCGGGTGGATGCCGTCGCCTGGATCGAGGATCGGTTCGGTCTGTCGCGGCTCGATGATGCGACGCGCGAGCGGATGGCCGCCGAGGCGCAGGCGCGGCGGGTGGCGGTGGAGGCGGCGGAGGAACAGCGGCGCGAGGCGATGCGCGCGCGGGCGCGGAAGATGTTCTTCTCCTGCCAGGACTGGCGGGGAACGCTGGTCGAGACCTACCTGCGCGAGGCGCGCGGCATCGAGCTGCGCGACGTGCCGAATGTCGGCAATGCGCTGCGGTTCCATCCCTCTTGCGAATACTGGCTGGGTGCGCCGCGCGATGCGGACGGCAAGCGCTGCGGCGAGGCGCCCCGCTTTCCCGCGATGATCGGCGCCATGGTCGACCGGGCGGGGCGCATCGGCGCCTGCCATTACACCTTTCTCGCCCCGGACGGCCGCGACAAGGCGCAGTCGGTGCCCTTCGGTGACGATGTGGCAAAGGCGAAGATGATGTTCCCCGAAACGCAGGGCCTGCGCATCCGCCTCACGCTGGGGCCGAGCGGCCTCGGCATGGAACAGGCGGCCGAGGCGGGTGTGAGCGGCATCGAGGGCATCACCGAAGGCATCGAGGACGGGCTGTCGGCCGCCTGGGCGGACGGCGAGCTGCGCATGTCGGCGGCCGGCAGCCTGTCCGGCTACCTGTCGCTCTACGACCACGCGGCGGCCAGCGGCTACCTGCTGTTTCGGGACAACGATTGGGACAACCCCCAGGCGGCGGCGACCTTCGACAAGGCGCTGGCGCGGATGCGCCGGTTCGACAAGCCGGTGGAGCCGGTGGCCATGCCGGCCAGCTGGGGCAAGGACGTCAACGACGTGCTGAGGAGCGAGTAATGAACATCACCGAGATCGACGTGGACAGCTATGCCACCCGTGTCGCCTTCGTGGCCGCAAGCGAACTTTATGCGCTGTTGAGCGAAGGGGAGGGCAGCGACTTCATGCCCGCCTGCGCCGACGAGGTCGCGCTGCAGCAGCTGGTGGAGAACACCGGCGCCTTCATCATCGCCCATGGGGTGGAGAAGGGCGAGACCGTGTGGCTGTGGCTGCAGCAGGACCGGCGGGCCACGCGGACGCCCTGGGCCGCGGTGCCGGAGGAGCAGCGCTTCGCGCTCGACCTGTTCGCCATCACCCTGCGCGACCTGCGCCAGCGGCTCGCCATCCGCCAGATCGAGGCGGAGCAACGCGCCAGCCTGCCGCCGCCCAATCCGGCGCCGGCGATCGAGGACACGATCTTCGAGCCGGTCGGGTCGCTGGGCGAGATGGAGCCCTGGGCCGCCGAGGCGGCGGCCAGCATGGCACGGTTCGACCGGGAGCAGGCGGCCGAGCGGGAGCTGCAGCGCAAGGCCGAGATCGCCGCGCAAGAGGCGGCCGAGGCCGCCGAGCGGGAAGCGGCAAAGCCTGCGCGCGCGGCGAAGCTCAGCGCCGGCAAGGCCGCGCCGAAGCCCCAGCCTAAGGACCAGCCGAAGGACCTGCCCAAGGTGCCGAACCGGCAGAAGCCGCGCGGCAAAGCGCCCGCATCCGGCTGAGTGCCGGCGAAATTGACATGTCAAAAGTCAACCTGACGGCGGCCCGGGGCGATGAGCGAAAAAGAATACGGAAGTTATCCACAGGAAAGAAAAAAGGGCTCGCCGGAATGGGTTGCCGCCGCGGCTGCGCGTGCGGAGGCGCGCGCGAAGGGAGGCGAGGCAACGGAAAGCGAGGCGCAGGACGAGGCGGCGCCCAGGGCCGCCGGCGGCAAGCGCAAGGTGGCGGCCGTCACGGGCGCGGCGCGCGAGAAGCTGGAAGTGCAGGCCGAGCGCAAGGGCACCCGCTCCAGCATGGCGCGGGCCGGGATCGAGCCCGGCCAGTGGCGCAAGGCGGGCGAGCTGGACGAGACCGGCCACATTCCCGCCGGCGCGCCGGTGCGTCCGCTCGGCTATGACGGCGAGCAGTTCTTCTTCGTCGACACGCGCGGTCAGGTGTTCAACACCGGCGGCAAGGCCATGGGCGTGGAGCGGCTGCAGATCCTGTTCGCCGGTGCCGAGGACTTCCTGTGCTGGGCCTGGCCGTCCTACGACAAGAAAGGCGCCATCGCCGGGTTCAAGAGCGAGGAGGTGCGCCGCGATCTCTTCGCCGCCTGCCGCGAGCGCGGGCCGTGGTCCATGTCCGATCTGGTGCGCGGCCGCGGCGCCTGGCGCACCGACGACGGCCGGCTGCTGCTGCATTGCGGCGAGTATCTGTGGCTCGACGGCAAACTGCGCGACACGGGCGAGGTGGGGCAGCACTTCTATGTGCGCCGGCCGGCCGGCATCGTGCCATGGCCGCACCAGGTGGAGGACGACAACCCGGCGCCGGAGCTGTTCCGCGCGCTGCGCAGCTGGAATTTCGAGCGCGGCGACGTCGACTGCATGATCCAGCTGGGCTGGTACGGGGTCGCCATGATGGGCGCCGCGCTGGACTGGCGCCCGTCCACCTTCACCGTGGGCGATGCCGGCGCCGGCAAGAGCGAGCTGATGAAGCTGCACAAGATCGTGCTCGGCCGGTCGATGGTTTCCACCACCAATGCCAGTGAGGCCGGCCTCTACCAGCTGGTCGGCCACGACAGCGTGCCGATCGGCATCGACGAGCTGGAAGGCGACGACGGCATCGAGCAAAGCCAGAAGATCATCAAGATGGCCCGCGATGCGGCCAGCGGCAGCGTGCGTATCCGCGGCGGCGCCGATCACAAGGGCGTCGAGTTCCAGGCGCGGTCCAGCTTTGCCTTCTCCGCGATCAATCCGCCGCCGATCCCGCCGGCCTCGATGTCGAGGCTTGCCGTGCTGCAGCTCGGCCCGCTGAAAAGCCGCGACGGCAAGGTGCCGCAGCTCAAGGACCCGGAAAGCGTTGGCCCGCGCCTGTTGCGCCGGGTGGTGGACGGGTGGAGCCGGCTGCCCGAGATCTATGAGCAGTATCGCGCCGTGCTGCGCGAGGCGGGGCACGACAATCGCGGGCAATCGACCTTCGGCACGTTCTTGGCCTGCGGACACCTGCTGCTCGGCGACGAGGGTATGGATGCGCTCGGCCTGCCGTTCGAGACGCTGGACTGGTGGGGCGAGCAGCTCGCCGCCGATGCGGTGCCGGAGCTGGGCGACAAGCGGCCGGCCTGGCTGGACTGCCTGCACCACATCCTCACGACGCCGATCGACAACTACAACCACGGTGTGAAGTCGACCCCGGCGCAGGTGCTGGAGAAGCTGGACCTCACCTTGATGGAGGAGGCCGAGGCCCGCTCTATCCTCGCCGCTGCGGATCTCGGTCTGCTGCCCAAGGGTACGCTCGGCCAATCCTTCGCGCTGGCGATCCCGAACCAGTCCAAGGTCCTCGGCCGGATGCTGCAGGACACGCCGTACGGCCATCGCGGCGGCAGCGGCAGCTGGTCCTGGGCGCTGCGGCGCGGGCCGGAGCCGGTGGTGGTCAAGGGCATCGTCACGGGCAGTCGGCCGGACGGCGCGGTCAAGCTCGACAATCGCTACTCGGTCGCCGGCCAGCAGCGCCGCTGCATGTTTGTTTCCTTGAGCGATTACAGGAATTTCGAGCGGCATAGCCGCGCCTGAGCTGCAGTGCGCCGGGCGGGCGATCGCGCGCGCCCGGCGGGTTCTTTGACATGGTGGAACGGATCAGGAGACGGGCTCCAAGCCGGCCAGCAGGGCGGCCAGGGCGAGGCGCAGCTCGCCGGTCTCGGGGATCGGCTCGGCGCCGCGCTCCCACTTCGAAATCGTCTGCGGGTGCCGACCGAGAACGGCGGCAAGCCCGGCCTGATTGAGGCCGAGCTTGCTGCGGATCTCGCGGAGATCGGTGGGGGTCACTGATCAGACCTGCGGGTTGCGTGTAGCGAAGGTGAACTCCTCGCCGTACAGCTCGGCATGGGCGCGGCAATAGGCTTCGAAGAAGGCCTGATCGCTGTCGAAGCCCTGAGAGTGCAGAGCCTCGCGGATGTCGTCGTCCATGAGGTTGGCGACCGCATCCATGTCGAATTCTGCGCCGTGCTGGTTGGTGATCTTGGTCATAGGTGCGTCTCCTGTTGGGGCATCGCCCGCTGCTGATAGCGCTATTAATAAGCGTCCCGCTTAGTCATGTCAACACAAAATAAGCGAGACGCTTATTTTTATGGTCGGCGATCTCGAATTTTTGCGCCCAATCCCGCACCCCGACCCGTTGCGGATCAGGGACAGGACCGGTTGACCGGTCTGGCGGGCTCCTATCGTCGGGTCATGGCCGATGGCGGGCAGGCGAGACTGTCTGGAGCGTCTAGCGGCTGTCTAGGGGAGGGCAGGCTACAAGCCCTTGATACGACAGACAAAAATCAATCGATAGACGAGTTAGACAGTTCAGACAGCGTGGGGATACGCACATACGCGCGCACGCGCGCCCGTGTAAGGGGATATGTGTCTAAACTGTCTAATGTGTCTAAATTGTATTTAGTGAATTGAATTGATTGATGAATTTCCTAGACAGTCACCTAGACAGCACCTAGACAGCTGCGCCCGCCGGTCCCGATTAAAATAATCCGGAGCCGGGTGGAATGGCGGAAAACGGCAACTTCGAAGACGACGACGAGGGGGGTGACTGGTTCGCCGATGCCGGCGCGGCCCTGGCCGCGCAGCGGCCCGACCAGGCCGAGCGGGCCGAGGCGAAGCGGCCGCGCGGCCGGCCGAAGGGCTCGCTGAACCGCAAGACGCGGGACTTCGAGGCGTTCTACCGGGCGCAGGGCTTCACGGACCCGCTGACGGCAATGGCCCGGTTCCTCACGGTCGACCCGGTGGCGCTCCAGGCGTGGTTCGTCCAGCACGAGCAGGTCCGGACAGGGCGCGGGAAGGACAAGCGGCCGCACTGCCCGACGCTGTGGGACATCGTGCGCGAGCAGCACACGGTGGCGAGCCAGCTGGCGCCCTACCTGCACGGCAAGAAGCCGGTCCAGCTGGAGGTGATCGACGAGCGGCTGCCCATGCTGGTGGTCAACCTGGGCACCAACCAGCTCGACGCGGGCCGCGCGATCGCCGGCCAGCGGGCGCTGTCGGTGGGCGCGCCCGAGGGCGAAAAAGCCAGCGAAATCAACGACAGCGACGACGGGTAGGCGTGAGACATGGCGCGAGAAAGTCTCACGGCACGGCAGCGCGTTGATATCGCGGGCGAATTCGGCGCGGCTCCCCCGATCCAAAATCAGGGTGGCAGAACGTCCGATCCGGAGGGGGACAGGCCATTTCCGGCACCCTCGGCGAGCATGGTCGACGGGCACCAGGCGGCGCGCCGGGCAGGGGGGGCAGGATGGCCGGCGGGCGGCCCGGGGGTCCCCGGAAGGGGGGGGAGGGTACCCCCCCAGGGGCTTCGCCACGCATGCCGATGGCGATTTTCGGAAACCGGGTCCGGATTTTCCACCCGCCGGACTTCCTTGCGAGGCCCGGGGTCGGGGTGCGGGCGGCACCGCGCGGCCTTTCTCGCGGGCTCAAGGGTCGGGGAAGCCGGCGAGGTGGCGGCATGAGTGAGCATGTCAGCGATCTTGTCGGCGCCAAGGAGTTCCGGCGCGTCGGTGAGGAGGAAATCCGCCGGCTGGCGCTCAAATACGACCTGACGGGCGATTTCGACCCGTTCGGATACGTGCCGCCCGGCCCGGTGGCGCAGCTGTTCATCCTCGATGAGACGCCCACGGTCATCATCATGGGGCCGCTGGGCGGCGGCAAAACCACCGCCTGCGCGTTCAAGCGGATCTACGCGGCCACGCTGGCGCCGATCGCACGCCACCCTGAGGACGGCCGCCCGACGCGCATGTGCCGCTGGCTGGTGCTGCGCGACACGTTCCGCTCGGCCGAAAAGACGGTGCTGGAGAGCTGGAAACAGTGGTTCCCGAAGGGGTTCCCCGGCTCCAGCTGGGCCGGCGGCAATGACAGGCCCGTAACGCACACGCTCCGCTTCATCGGGCGGGACGGGGTGCGCATCGAGGCGATCACCGAATTCGCCGGCTTGAACGACAGCGACATCGAAACGCTGATGAAGGGCCGCGAATATTCGGGCGTGTGGCTCAACGAGCTGGACACGCACGCGGAAGGCGCCCTCGACGACGCGGAACAGCGCGTCGGCCGCTATCCAAAAAAGGACCTGCTGCTCGATCCGGACGCCCGGCGGCTGAAATTCGTCATCGGCGACATGAACGCGCCGACGCTCGACAACTGGACCTACAAGGTTCTCGTCGCAAAGCGCGGCCCGGACCGGGCCTTTCACCAACAGCCGTCCGGCCGGTCGCCGGATGCCGAAAACCGCTTCAGCCTGGAGCCGGATTATTACGACCGGATCGTGCGGAACCAGGACGAGGCCTTCGTTCGGCGCATGGTCGACAACGAATTCGGCTACTCGCGGGCCGGCAAGCCGGTTTTCGAGACCTTCAACCGCCGGGTTCACGTCTCCTCGCACGAGATCGGCTTCAATTCGTCGAACGATCTGCTGGTCGGGATCGATATCTCCATGAACACGCTCAACCCGGCCGCCGTTTTCGGCCAGGTGCAGGCGCCGGGGCGCATCGCGGCAATCGACGAGCTGTATCTGGGGCACGGCGTCGGCGCCGCGCGCTTCGGCGAGGCCTTGAACCAGCGCCTGCAGGATCGCTATGCCGGCGCCCGCAATGTCCGGCTGTATGTGGACCCGGCGGCGGAATACGGGGCGGACCGCGAGGGCGGCCAACTGGCCGCCATGGAGACGATCGCGCTGATCTGCGGCCTGCCGACGCTCATTCCCGGCAACGGCTCGAACGAGCTCGGCCTTCGGCTCGACGCGGTTAAGGCCGAGCTGCGCGGTTATCTCGAAGCGGGCACCACGCTGCTCATTTGCCAGCAGCGATGCCCGCTGCTGGTCGAAGGCATGGAGGGCAAGTACCGCTACAAGCGACGGAACGAGCGCGCTTCGACCGAATACGAGGAGGTGCCCGAAAAAACGCATCCCTGGGCGGACATCGTCGACGCGCTGCAATACCTGATCCTCGGCGTGCGCGGGCGGACGGCGGCGATGCGCGCGGCGGCGGGCCTGCCGGGCAAGGGGCAGGGCAGCGGACCATGGGGGAAGGGCCGCCGAACGGGTGGCGCCGGCCGTGGCGGCTTCGACGTGCACACGGTCGGCCGATGACGCGGCTCGACATCAAGGCGCCGGCCGATCTCCTCGATCTTGCCGACCTCGGCGGCGCCATGACGCGCGTTCAATGGGGTGTCCTGCGGCACATGTGGGCGAGCGGCCCGACCTGGGCGCTGTCCGCCGACGGCCGGCGCCTCGCCGTCTGCGGGCTCTATCCGGTCGAGGATGCAGGCTACGAGGCCTGGTTCAACTTCTCCGCCGATGCGCGCCCGCACCTCCTCTCCATCGCCCGTGCGGTGCGGTTGACGCTTTCTGCCGCTCATTACGGTGAAATCGTCGCCTGCTGCCGGTCCAAGGCCGGGGTGCGTTTCGCGCGCGCCGCAGGCTTTTCGTTCCATGCGCCCGTCGCGGCGCGTCCTGAATGGGAGTGGTGGCGATGGAAGCCCTAGGCCTTGGAGGCAACCGCGGCGAAAAGCTTGCCGCGCAGCAGGCGGAAGCAAACCAGCGGCGCTCGCTGGCCCAGCTCGCCGCGCAGCAGGCGGAAGCCGATCAGGGCAGCTCTACGCCCGGCGGCCGGCGCCGCCAGGGAGGGCAGTTGCTGACCTTCTTGTCGGGTTCCGGCCAGGACACGCTGGGCTGACATGGAAACATCCGCCGATATCGGCCTGACACCTCGCCTCAAGGCCCGGCGCAACGATGCGCGGCGCGAGAAGGACGCGATCCAGCACCTTCTCGACGAGGCCTACCAGTACGCCATCCCCTTCCGCAAAACGACGCGCAAGACCGGGCAGGGGGAAAAGCGCGTCGACCAGGTGTTCGATCACACGGCCATCGACAGCGCGTTCCGCTTCGCCGGCAAGGTGCAACAGGATCTCTGGCCGACGGGGCAGGAGAATTTCGCGCTGGAGCCGGGCCCGATCATCCGGGACAAGGGCGAGCGCGACCAAATGGCCACCGAACTGGCCGATATCTCGGGTGTGCTGCAAGCCTTCTTCGACGATGGCGATTGGGACATGGCCTTTCACGAGATGGCCCTCGACCTTTCGGCCGGCACCGGGGCGATGCTGCTCAATCCGGCGCCGGCCGACGAACCCGAACGTCTCTGGGACCCGATCTCGGTGCCCATCGAGGAGCTGTTGATCGAGAACGGGCCGGCGAACCGGATCTCGGCAGTCTTCTGGGACCGCAAGATGAGCGTCCGGGTCCTGCGCGAGACCTGGCCGGAAGCGAAATTCGGCGCCGATCTCGAAAAGCTGCTGAAGGACAAGCCGGAGCACAAGATCGAGGTCCACACGGACACGATCTGGGAGGGCGGCAACCGGCGCCGCTGGCGGATGATCGTCTGGTGCGACAAGCAGGAGGGGGCGCTTTTCGAAAGCGAAAGCCGCACCTGCCCCTGGCTGATCCCGCGCTATTTCCGCGTGCCCGGCGAGACCTATGGCCGGGGTCCGGTCATGCTGGCCATGCCGACAATCAAAACTCTGAACACGGCGGCGCGGCTGCAGCTGCAGGCGGCGGCCATCGCCATGCTCGGCATCTACACCGCCGTCGACGATGGCGTGTTCAACCCCGATCTCGCGCCGAACGAGCCGGGCGTGTTCTGGAAGGTGGCGCGCAATGGCGGGCCGCTCGGCCCTTCGGTTTCCCGGTTCCCCGATCCGCGGCTCGATCTCAGCAATCTGGTGCTGAACGAGATGCGCATGGGTGTGAAGGCCACGATGATGGACCAGTCCCTGCCGCCCGACGGCGCCGCAGTGCGCTCGGCAACGGAGATCCTGGAGCGCGTCAAGCGGCTGGCCGCCGATCACCTCGGCGCCTATGGCCGCCTCGTCAAGGAGGTGGTCATACCGGCCGTCAAGCGCGCGCTGGAGATCGCCTACAACAAGGGCCTGATCGCGTCGGAAATTCCCATCGACCAGCTGCTTGTGCGGGTGCGCGTGAAATCGCCGCTCGCCATCGCCCGCGAGGCGCAGCGGGTCGAAAAGATCGTCCAGTGGCTGCAAATGGTGGTGGCGATGGCGGGTGCGGCCGGTGCGCCGCAGATGGCCCGCTACGTGGCCAAGGTCGAGGATGCGCTGGCCGCCATCGGCCGGGATCTCGGCGTTCCGCAAGAGTTCATCGTGACCACCAAGGAGCGCGAGCAGCTGAAGGAGGAGGATCAGGCCAAGGCCCTAGCGGCCGCCGGGGCCGCCGCACTGACAGGAGCGCCTGCATGAACCCGATGAACTTTCAAGACGTGGTTTCCGGGGCGCGGAACGGCGGCTGGGACTGGTTCCAGCAGCTGGACGAGAAGGTCGCTGCCGCGCTCAAGCTGGAGCAGGAGAAGGCGCAGGAAGACGCGGAGGCCATCGCCCGCGCCTGGGCCGATTTCGCCAGGACGCCCGGCGGTCTCAAGGCGCTGGAAGCGCTGTTCGACACGACGCTGCGGCGCACCGTGTTTTTCTCGAGCCTTGGCCTGGATATCCAGTCCATGGCCGTTTTCGGCGCTTTTCGCGAAGGGCAAAACAGCGTCGCCCATGAAATCGCCCGGCAGATCGCGAAAGGCCAGGGCGAACCCACAAAACCGAGAGACGTGACATGACCTTCTTCGACTTGCAGCGGTTTTCGCCCTGCCGGGCGCCGGATGGCGCCGGCGGGACTGGTGGTGGCGGTGGTGGCGGTCTGGCCGGCGCGGCCGGAGCGGGGGCAGGCGGCCAGCCGGGGGGCGGCGCGGGTGATCCGCCGCCGGGCGCCGGTGCCTGGACGCCTCCGGAGGGGCTGCCGGCCGAGTTCGTCGGCTCCACCCCGGATGAGACGATCGCCAAGATGCTGCCGGCTTATACGGATGTCAGCCGGCGCGCCGAGGGCCTGCGCGAAAAGCTGGCGACCGCGCCGAAGGCGCCGGACACGGTCGACGGCTACACGTTCCAGCCGGACGAGAAGCTGGCGCCGTATTTCCGCGACCTGGAGAACAATCCGGTCTGGAGCAACGCACGGCAGGCGGCAAAAGAGGCCGGACTGTCGAACGAGCAGCTGCAGAAGTTCGTTTCCGGCGTCTATGGGCCGCTGGTGGACGGCGGGCTGCTCGGCGCTCCCTACGATCCTGCCGCCGAGATCAAGTCTTTCTCCACGGCCGGCGGCTTCGATGCCAAGGGCGCGCAGAATGCGCTGGTGGAAGCGGAGGGCTTCGCCAAGGGCCTGGCCAAGCAGCTGAAGGGCGTGCCCGAGGCCATGAAAACCGATGTCGAGGCGCTGCTCCTGACGCTGACCGACACGGCGGCCGGCAACTTCCTGCTGCGCGGCCTGTCGGGCCGCCTGGCAGAAAACGGCATCCGCATCGCCGGCGAAAGCGTCACCCAGGGCGAGCTTACCGACGAGGACGTGAAGAAGCTGCACTCCGATCCGCGGATCGATCCGCGCAACCGGAACCATGCGGACCCGAACAAGCGCTTCGACGAGGATCTGCGGCGGCGCTACGACGAGGCGACGAACCGCCCGAAGCGGTAAGCATCTCGCCCGCGAGACCCCAAGAGACCCCGGCCACCCGCCGGGGTTTTTTGTTGCCCGGTTTACCCAAGCGGCACGGCGCGAGGATGACCTTGCGCACCGAGCGGACCTGCGGCGCGCGCGGCCTCTCCGCCCTGGCAGCGGACCCGCGCGCGGCCTGCGGCCTCTCCGGCCCCGGTGTTTCCCCTTTCGTCAACATCGAGGTTGTCATGACCGCACAGGCACCCGAGTGGTTCCGGACGCAGTATCCGAACCGCGCCATGCACATCTACCAGGATAGCGGCAACCGCCTGCGTCCGACCGTCTCCCAGCCCGTTCGCTTCGAAGGCTCCGAGAAGGCGATCTTCTACCTGGCCGGCAAGTCGAAGGCGATCCGCAAAGACCGCGGCCAGCGCAACGTTCCCGGCAACTCGCAGCGCAAGAAGTTCGAGGTGACGCTGGCCGAGTGGACGGCGTTCGACACGGTCAAGGAGTGGGATCTCGACCGAATGTCGATCGACGAGCGGGAAGTCGTCTACGAGGGCGGCGCGATGGCGCTCGGCCGGGCGACCGATGAGGAGATCTACAAGACGATGGCCGCCGGCGTCACCTCGGTGACCGGGCTCGACTTCTCCTCGGGTGCCTTCAATGCCGCGAACGCCATGACGCTCTGCAAGGCGCTGCAGCAGGACAAGGTGCCGTGGGACGGCAACGTCTATTGCGGCCTTCCGGCGCTGCAGTGGAACCAGCTCCTCGCCAACAAGGTGGTGAACAACGCCGAGCATGTCGGCCCGGGCGACCTGCCGTTCGTGAAGGCCACCAGCACCCGGTTCTGGAACGGCGTCAACTGGTTCCTGTGGGAGCCGGAAGACGATCTCGACGTCTATCCGGTGCCGGAAGCGAACAAGCAGGACTTGTTCATCTGGCACAAGTCTGCCGTCGGTTGGGCCGCCCACACCGACCTCACCATGCGCGAGGCATGGGACAACTACGAGGACGAGTGGACGATCAACATGAAGGCGAAGGGCGCCGCCACCCTCCTGCAGGAGGGCAAGGGCGTGAAGCGGTTCCGCACCGCCAGCGACGGCGCCATCACCATCGTCTGACGACACCGACGCCGGCGGCTCGGCCGCCGGCTTCCCTCCCGCCACGAGCCAAGGAGCTCCTTCAATGGCACTCAGCAAGTCCGGCTTCCGGACCATGGACCACATCGGCACCACCGATGCTTCGCTGCCCGGCTCGACCCGCGCCGTGCATGCCTACGTCACCGACGACACGGCAGCGCAGGTCGAGACCTCCAACTACTTCCTGTCGCTCTACGAGCGGCTGAAGGTCGGCGACGTGCTCATCGCCACGATGGCCAAGGCGACCACGCCGACGGTGCGCATGTATGTCTTCAACGCCGTCTCCTCGTCGAGCGTGACGATCTCGCGCGACACCAACGCGGTGACCGGCGACCAGACGGCCGTGGCCGCGTTGACGGAAAACGCCGGCGCCATCGGCGGCACCAATGACGGCGACCTGCCGGACCTGTCGTCGGCCGATGCGGCCACCAACGCGGCAGCGATCCGCGAGGTGGCGGCCAAGGTCAACGCGATCCGCGCGGCGCTCGTCGCTTCCGGCCTGCTCGCCGCCTCCTAAGGCGCTGGCCGAAAGGGGCCGCGGCGGTTTTCGGTCCGCCGCGGCGTCCACCGACGGGGAGTTGTCATGGCGCTGCTTACGCATCTCGACATCGTCAATTCGGCGTGCGCCCTGATCGGCGCCGAGCCGCTGCAGGATCTCGATGCCGACGTGATCGGCGGGCAGTCCGCCTCGCTGCTCTACGAGGCGGTGGTGGATTTCAATCTGGGGCTGGAGCCCTTTTCCTTCGCGCACGAGCTGCGCCAGTTGTCGGCCGTCGACGGCCCGGCGCCGGCATCCGGCTTTGCCACCGTGTTCAACGTGCCGGGACCGCTGCTCAGCCCGCCGCTGTGGCTCACCGACGATCCGACCGACCCGGACCGCCGGTTCTGGCGCTTTGCCCAGATCAACGGTCAGGTCCATTCCGATGCTCCGGCGCTGTGGGCGTTTTGCCAGTTCCGGCCCGAGCCGCACCGATGGACCGCGACGTTTCGCGCGGCGACCATCACGTCCGTGGCGGCGTCGTTCGCCCTGTCCGTCGCCAGCGACCGGAACCTGCACGACACGTTGCACATGCGGGCCTACGGCACGCCGAGCGAGATGAAGCGCGGCGGCGAGATGCGCGCCGCGATCACCACGAATGCGCTGTCGACGCCGCCGCGCCGTCCCGGCTGGGACGACAACCCGCTTGCCCGCGCCTGGAGAAGTTGATCCATGGTCGCCCGTCCTGGCCGCCTGCAAAGCGCCTTCACCGCCGGCGAGCTCGACAAGCTCCTGCACGAGCGGACGAACCTCAAGTATTTCACCACCGGCGCCGACCACATGGAAAATGTGGTCTCGATCCCGCAGGGCGGGTTTCGCTGGCGCGGCGGTCTGCGCGATGTCGGCGGTGTGGCGGCCGACGCGGCGCGGTTGTTCCCGTTCATGGCATCGGACGGCAGCGTCTACGACATCGTGCTGCGCCCGGGCGAGGCCGCGGCCTGGTCGGCAACCGCTAAGCTGGCGGATTTCACGATCAGCGGCCTGACGGCCGGCATGCTGCCGGCGGTGACGGACGCGCAGCGGCTCGACACCATGCTGCTGTTTCACCCGGACCTGCAGTCCAAGCGCATCAAGCATGCCGGCCCGACGAGCTGGAGCGTCGACAACCTGCCCTATGTCGGCGTGCCGTCCTACGACTATGGCGGCCCGATCGGGGGCGGCGACTACACGAACGGCGTGCCGGCGGTCTGGCGGCTGGAGTTCGTCGGCCTGACGCCGGGCACCTCCATCTTCAACCTGACCGTCAGTCAGCAGGAAACCGCCTCGATCACATACGACAACGACATGACGGCGCTGGCCGGGTTGATCGCGGCCGCCATCGAGGACCTGCCCAATGTCTCGGCCGGCATCACCGTCACCTCGGCCAGCGGCGGCGCGACGGGCACCAAGATCGACGTGGAGTTCACCGGCGCGGGCAACGAGGGCGACGGCTGGGCCCTGTCCGGTGCGGTGATCAACAAGGCGGATGCCGCCATCCTTGCCAGCAAGACGACAGTCGGCGTGTCGCCGGGAGAAGACGTGATCTCCGCCGATCGCGGCTGGCCGCGCTGCGGCACGTTCTACAATCAGCGCCTGATCGTCGGCGGGTTCAAGGGCCTGCCGAATGCCTGGATGTTCTCGCGCCAGGCGGATTACTTCTCGTTCGACGTGCGGTTCGTCGGCGCGGCCGGCCCCGCGCTGGTGCCGATGGACACCGACGGCGGCGAGGCCATCGAGCGGATTACCGACAGCCGCAACCTGACCATCTTCACCAACAAGGCGGAATACTGGATCGCCGAGCGGGCGCTGTCCCAATCGGAGCCGCCGAACCATGTGGCTTTCGGCGAGCGCGGCGTGCGGCCGGGCGCGCCGGTGGTGAAGAACGAGGGCGCGCTCAACTACGTCTCCGCCACCGGAAGCGTGATCGGCGAGGCCCGCTTTACCGATGTGGAAGGCAACTTCGTGTCGCGCGACGTGAGCCTGCTGGCGCCGCACCTGGTCGACAACGTGCGCGACATGGCGGTGCGGCGGGCGGTGCAATCGACGTCCGGCAACATCCAGTCGATGGTGCAGGACGACGGGCGCGCCCGGGTGGCCACCGTCCTGCGCGAACAGGACATCATGGCTTTCGGCCGGCTGACCTCGGGCGCGGCGGAGTTCATCGCGACCGCTGTCAACGGCCGCAACGAGCTGATGTACCTCACCGACCGCCCGGACGGGCGCCGGCTGGAGCGGCTGGAAGACGATCTCCTGCTCGACGAGGCGACGGCCTTTGCGCTGGAGCCGGCCTCGGCCACGGTCACGGGCCTGTCGCGGTTCAACGGCCGGGAAACATGGATCGTCGCCGACGGTCATGTGCTCGGTCCCTTCACGCCGGTCTCGGGCACCGTAACGCTGCCGTTCGAGGTCTCCGGCGGCTATGCCGGAACCTGGACCGCGCCACTGGTGCGCACGCTGCCGCCGCCGCGCGACGTCGGCCCGAACGTGGTGCTCAAGCGCCGCGCGCGCCTGCACTCGGCGCATATTTCCATCGTCGACAGCACGAGCCTTGCCGTGGCCGCAAACGACGGCCCGTTGCGCGAGGTGTCGCTGCGACGGTTCGGCCTCGCGGCCGACGTTCCGGAGCTGGAGCAGGGCATCACCGACACGATCACCGTGCGCGGTCTCACCGGCTTTTCCATGGAACCGAAGCTGACGATCTCGCAGCTGCGACCGGGCCGCCTGACCGTCCGGTCGGTGACGCTGGAATACGCGCTGTAGGCTGACCCTATCAGGGAGAGACGTCATGGAACTGGCTGTGGCCGCAATCGCACAGGTGGGAAGCGCGCTCGGGCTGGGCGCCAGCGGCACCGCCGCGGCGACGGCTGGTGCGGCGACGGGCGCGGCGAGCGGGTTCGGCTCCACCGCCCTTTCGGTGTTGCAGGGCGTCGGCACGGCGGCCGGCATTCTCGGCCAGCTGGGCGGGGCGGCCGCCGCCGCGCGGGCATCGGAAAGCGCGGCGCTGCAGGCCGACCTGCAGGCGGGGCAGGAGAAGGTGCAGGGCGCCCAGGCGGAAACCCGCATGAAGCAGGAGCTGCTGCGCATCCTCGGCGAAAACCAGGTGGCGACGGCGGCGGCCGGCATCGACATCACGGCCGGCATAGGCCAGCAGGCGAACCAGACGGCCAAGCGGCGCGCGGCCAGCGAGCTGTCGATCAGCCGCGAAAACTCCGACATGCAGTCCGCTTTGTACCGCCTGCGCGCCAACGGGTTGCGCACCCGGGCGCGGGGCGAGCGGTTCGGCGGCCTCGTCGGCGCGTTCGGCACCGGGGCTCAGTTCGGCATCGACCTGGCGGCGAGGGGGTAATATGGCGAACCGCAGTCCCCGCGATCCGGGCCGCTATGGCGAGTTCAACGGCCGTGCGCAGATCGGCGGCGTGCCTGATTTTGCCGTCGACACCGGCAGCGGCGCGAGGGCGCTGGCCAGCGTGGCAGGCTCGCTGTCCTCGCGGCTGAAGACGCTGGCCGACCAGGCGAAAGCCCGCGAGCAGGCTGCGGAAGGACTTTCGTACGCCGACCGTACGGCCGCTGGCTATCTGCAGGCCCGCGCGGCGGAAACCATTTCCGAGGAGCGGCGGGGGCCGCCGAGCCGTGCCCAGGTCAACGCGCCGGCCGCGATCCGCGACACGATCGTCGCGGCAGCGCAGAAATACGGCGTCGACCCGGCGGCGATGCTGAAGATCGCCGAGATCGAGAGCTCGTTCCAGCCGGGCGCGAAGAACCCGCGCAGCTCGGCCGGCGGCCTGTTCCAGTTCGTCGACGGCACGGCGGCGCAATACGGACTGGCCGACCGATACGACCCGGCGCAGGCCTCGGACGCGGCGGCCCGCCTTGCGCGCGACAACGCGGCGCATCTGCGCAAGGAGCTGGGGCGCGAGCCGAGCGCGGCCGAGCTGTATCTTGCCCACCAGCAGGGGGCGGGCGGTGCGGCGAAGCTGCTGGCCAACCCGAATGCGCGGGCGGTGGATGTGCTCGGCCGGGACAAGGTGATGCTGAACGGCGGAACCGAAACGATGCTCGCGCGGGACTTCGCCGGCAAGTGGCTGTCCCGCGCCAATGGCGGCGGGGCGGTGACGGCGCGCTCCACCCTGCCGCAGCTGTCCGACCAGCCGCTGCAGCTGCGCCGCGACGGCACCATTGCCGGCGAGGCTTTCGACGCAGCCGCCCGTCGCGCCTACGCCTGGCGGGTCGAGGAGGGGCTCTCCACCGATCTCGCCAATGCGTTCCAGGAGACCGGTGAGAACCCTGCCGCGTTCGCGCAACGCCTCGGCGAGATCCGCGACCACTATCTCAAGGATGCTTCGTTCGCCGATCCGGAGTTGCGGGAGGCGTTCGAGCGCTCCTTTGCCGGGCGCTCGCGCGCCTATGCGATGAACGTCGCCGCCAAGCACGAACAGCGGCTCAAGGCGGAGGAGCAGGCGGCGGTTTCCGACGGTCTGGCCGCCCGGGGGCTGGACCTGGAGCGGCAGGCCTACGCGCTCGGCGCCAATCCGGAAGGCGACAGCATCCTTGCCGACCAGCTGGAGCGGTCTTCGCGCGCTGTCGACGCGGCGGTGGAGGCGGGGACGCTGACGCCCGCCCAAGGGGCCGAGCGCAAGGCGAAGATGGCGCGGGTGGCCGCGTCCGCGCGTGTACAGGGCGTGTTCGACAATCTGGCGACCCCGGGCGAGAAGGAGCAGTTCGCCCTGTCGCTGCTGGAAGACTGGCAGACCGGCGAGGGGCCGCTCGCGAAGCTGCCCTTCGCCACGGTGAAGTCGCTGTCGCAGACGCTGTATCGGGACGCTCGCGCCGAGGCCAATGCGAAGGACGGGGCGGCGCGCATCGAAAAGGCGCGCATCCGGCGCTTGCTGGCGGACGACGTGTCGTCGATCGAGGCGACGGGCAAGCCTGTGGACTTCGCCGCCGCCGGCACCGATCCCGATACGATCGCGGCGGCGCTGACGCCCGAGGAGCACGCGGCGTGGACCGCCAAGCGCGAGCTGGCCGGGCGGGTGTTCGATGCAGTCTCCGGCATTGAGGGACTGCCGGCCGAGGACATCGAACGGCGCCTTGCGGCGTTGGAGCCGGCACCCGGCGCGCCCGGTTTCGTCGATGCGGAGGCGGTACAAGCTGCCGCCGAGAAGCGGGCTCGCGAGGTCCTGAAGCTGCGCGAGCGCGACCCGGCGCTTGCCGTGGAGCAGGCGTTTCCGGCGGTTGCGCGACTGTCGGCCGAGGCCACCCCCGACAACCCGGAAAGCCTGCTGGCCGTGGTGGATGCGCGGCTGGCTGCGCAAGAGGCGCTGCAGATGCCGGAACTCGCAAGGCAGCCGCTGACGCTGGCGGAGGCCGGCAATCTGGCAACGGCCGTGATCCGCGCGGGCGATCCGAAGGCACAGGCAACGGCAATGCAGGATCTCGTCGGCCAGGTGCAGGGCGTCTATGGCCGGCACGCCGACGCCGTGCTGCGCCAGGTGCTGGAGGTGCAAGGCCTCGACAAGCGCATGGCCACCTATGGCGCCAGCCTGTTTTCGCGGATGAGCCGCGGCGAGGCTCCTCGGCCGGCGGATCAGAGGCAAGGCGCGGTGCTGTCTGAAACCGCGGCCGCCGAGCGCGCCGGCACCGGCAAGGCCGAGGCGTTGGCGCTGCCGCCGCAGAAGGCTGTGCAGCTTCTGCTGAACCAGCCGGAGCTTGCCGAACAGTTCGACCGCAAATACGGCACCGGCGCCGCCGAGCGTGTCCTCAGCCAGCGCCGCGAGGACCCGTATCGGCGCCGCGTCGAGGGTGGTGTGGAATTCGTCGACGACACAGGCGAGGGCTTCATCCCCGATGAGTAACATTTTCGAGCAGTTCGACGGCGAGGAAGACGATTTCCTGCGGGAGGCGCCGCCTCCCGGCCTTGCCGAGCGGTTCCGGGTGAACTTCGAGGCGGGCTACCGTCTCAACACGGTGGCCGGCGCCGTGCGCGATGCCAGTTCCGACGCCCGCGCCTCCGATCGTCGCCGCTTCGACGAGCAGCTTTCCGCGTTCCCCGAATGGTCAGGGTTTATGGAAGGCGCGGCGGCGCTCGGCGGACAGGTGGCAGGCACCGCGGCCAGCGTCGAGAACTTCATGCCGATAGGTCTCGGTGCGCGCGTCGTCGCCACCGGCAAGACCGGTCTCACGGGACTGTGGGCGCGGATCTTCGCCGGTGCCGTCGACGGTGCCGCCGTCAACGCGGTGACGGACACGGCCATCCAGGGGATCGAGCAGGGCGCCGGCTTCCGCGACGAGTTCGACCCCGTCCAGCTGCTGGCCGGAACGGCGCTCGGCGGTGTGATCGGCGGCGCTGGCGGTGCGGTGGCGCGCGGCATCGAGGTGACACGCGACCGCCGGGCCGCGCGTGCGGCTGCGGATGCGGAGGCGGCCAACGCGTTCGACCAGTTCGACGGGCCGGCGGCAAGCGCGGAGCGACCGTCGGCCGAGGCGCCCGGCGAACAGACCCCCGATGCCCGGCCGACCGCTACCGATGCGCCCGATGCGCCGCCGGCCGCTCCCGATGCGCCGCCGGCTGCCCCTGATGCGCCTCCATCTGCTCCCGATCTGCCGCCAGCGCGGCCAGACGCGGCGCCGGCAGCCGGCATCGACGAGATTGCGGCAGGCTACAACTACGATCTCAACGCCATGCCGGACGATGTGGCGCGGCAGGTGCTCGAAACCGGGTCCGTCGAGACCCGGGCGCGGTCGCTGATCGCGCAGGACATCGAGCGGGCTTCCCGCGAGATCGAGCAGCTGAAGTCGCTCAAGAAGACGACCACCAAGGCGCCGGACGGTTCGTTCGTGCTTGACGACGTTTTGCCCGACGGAACCTTCGCCGGGCGCGTGGACCCCGCCACCGAGGCGAAGCGCGGCTATTCCGTCAGGGAACGGAACGCCCGGGTCGCGGAGCTGTCCGCCAGCATCGAGGACCTGCGCGCGCAGTTCACAGGCGCCCGGCCGATTGCCGAGGATCGCCTTACCTTCCTTGCAGACCTCGACAGCGTGCGCCGCCCGCTCGGTGAGACCCTGTCCGAACAGGCGGCCATGGCCCGGCTGGGCGAGGAGCCCGCACCGTCGACCGGCCGTCGACAGGCGCTCAGCGAGGGGCGCACGGGCAAGGCGAGTGACACGCCTCAGGCTCGCACGGCCGGGCAGGAATTCCTCGGCGTGGAGCCGACGCGGGCCTCCTTGCTGGTTCGCAAGGGCAACCGCAAACGCGCGGAAGGCGGCACCGGCCCCGGTGCCGACCCGTCGGCCGGGCCGGTGGCGCGGGTGCGCGAGACGGCCGAGGAACTGGCACGGCAGCTGGGCGTCGGAGCGACGCGGCAGGGGCGCATGTCGAACGCGAAGGCGCTCGGTCTGTTCTACACCCGCTCCGGCGCGGTGCGGGTGCGCTCGCTCGACGATTTCGACACGCTGACGCACGAGTACGGGCACCATGTCGACGCCAAGATCCCGCTCGTCAAACAATGGATCAAGAAGAACTCGGCGGCGCTGCGCCTGCTCGACTACGACCAGAAGCTCAAGCGCGACTACGAAGGCTTTGCCGAGTTCTTCCGCCTGTGGATCACCAACCGCGCGTACGCCATGGAGAATTTTGCGGGGCTCGGGCCGGAATTCGAAAAGCTGCTGAGCGCCGAGCCGAAGATCAAGGCGGCCATCGACGCGGCGACGGAGGCTTACGACGCCTTCATCCGCGCGCCCTCCACCGTGGCGGTGTCCTCGACCATCGTTTCCGCCCGCCAGAAAGGCCGGCTGGACGAGGCGCGCAAGGCGCTGCGGGAACAGGGCGTCGGGGGCACGATCTCCGATGTGCTCGGCCGGCTCTACTCGTTCTTCCTCGACGAGCTGAACCCGCTGTCGCGGGCGGTGTCCTATCTGACGGACCTGCACAAGGCGAACACGGGGAAGGATCTGATCATCAACGTGGGGAGCGATGCCTACAAGCTCGCCCGCATGAGCCGCGGCGCGTTCTCCGCCGGTCATATGGACATCATGTACGGGGTTGCCCCGTATCGCGGGCTCAACCCGGAAACCCCGTCGTTGCGCGATGCCATCGTCGAGGCGACGGGAAAGCCCAATGCGCTTTCCGGCTGGGACGATGACAAGGTGCTGGAGTTCGGCTCCTACCTCTGGTCGCGGCGCGCGCTCGGCGAGTGGAAGCGCTTTCTGGAGGGCAAGATCCCGCGGGCGCCGGACAAGCTGACGCTCGGCGATCACCAGACCAACGTGGCGGAACTCGCCGCGGCCAACCCCACCTTCGCGAGCGCGGCCGAAAAGGTCTACCAGTGGAACCTGGCGCTCTGGAAAAAGAAGCTGGACGCTGGGCTGATCACGACACGGGTCTACGAGGAAGGCCTGCAGATCGCCGATTACGTGCCGGGCCTGCGCGACTTCACCAGTGCGACGGACGAAAAGATGCCGGCCGGCAAGCCGCGCCGCACCAAAGATCTCAAGTTCGGCGTGGCCCGGCGGTTCCAGGGCTCCAAGCGCGACGTGATCAACCCGTTGGAGAGCCTGGCGGCCGACGCCTACGAGACCGCGATGACGATCGCCCGGAACGACGTCGTCAAGGCGCTGGACCGGCTGGCGAAGACGGCAGGTCTGGGCGGCTCGCGCATTGCCGAGGAAATCCCCGTAACCCAGCTCACCGCCACGATGGTGGACCCGATCGAGGCGGTGGAAAGTGCCGCCCGCAATGCCGGTCTGTCAGGCCCCGACATCGTCACGCTGCGGGACGCCATCGAGGGCGCGATCGGCGACGAGAAGGCAGCGATCTTCCGGCCGGCGATGATCAGCGAGAAGGGCGAGCCCATCGTGTTCTTTCGCGACGGCGGGGACCTGCGGGCGCTGCGGCTCGCCGACGGCGCGTTCGGGCGCGACATGTACCGGGCGCTCACCTCCATGTCGCAGCAGGAGCGCAATTTCTGGGTGGAACTGGTGGCGATGCCGGCGCGCGTTCTGCGCCTCGGCATCACCACCAGCTTCGATTTCATCGGGGCGAACTTCATCCGCGACCAGACGATGGCCTGGATCTACTACGGCAGGCCGCTCCGCCGCGTCGGCGCTTCGCTTCGCGGTGCCACCGACGACATCATGGGCTCGCAGGTGGCCAAGCGCTATGCCCGCGTCGGCGGCATCACGGGCGGACAGGAGACGGCCAGCTTGTCGCGCGTGCGAGCGCAGCGGGATATTTCCCGCCTTGCCCGCAAGGGCTGGGTCGCGCAGCGGCTGACATCGTTTCGCGGTGTGCTGGAGACCGTCGAGATTGCCGAGACGGCATCGCGCCTCGGACTGTTTCGAACGTTCCACGAGGAGGCGAGGGCGCGAGGCCTGTCCGACATGGAAGCTGCCCTCGAAGCGAGCTGGCGGGCGCGGGACTACATGGATTTCGACCGGCGCGGCTCCGGCATGGCAGCGCTGGCGCGGGTAATCCCGTTCCTGAATGCCGCCCTGCAGGGCACCGACAAGACGGCCCGCCACATGATCGCGCCGCTGGCGCGCAGGGCGCTCGGCCATGCCAAGCGCGCCGGCGACGACGCGGCGATGGGCGAGGCGGTGAAGTCGTGGGCGCGTGTCGCTGCTGCCGCCACGGCGACGATCTCGCTCTATGCCCTCATGCGGAACCATGAGGATCACGACGAGATCTCCGACTACACGAAGTCGACGCACTGGACGATCAAGGCCGGCGAGAAGTGGCTGGCGATCCCGAAGCCCTTCGAGTTCGGCGTGGTGTTCAACCTGGCGGAGGCGGCCTTCGACGCCATGGTGGAGAAGGACCCGACGGCGCTTGGCCGCTGGCTCGACAACCTGCATTTCTCGCTGGCGCCGCCGTCGCTGCTGGAGGGCAACCCCGGCATCAAGAGCTATTTCGAGCTGCGGACGAACACCAACCTGTTCACGGGCGCCGACATCGTGCCCGAGCATCTGCGCGGCATGGAACCCTTCCTGCAATACACGGCGCGGAACTCGGCGCTGTCGCGGCAGCTGGGCAAGGCCTTCGACATGTCGCCGGCCGTCATCGACCATCTGATCATGAACCACCTGGCCAGCTGGGGACGGTCGGCGCTGGCACTGTACGACATGGCGCAGCCCGACGCGCCGGCCACGGGCTGGGATGATGCGCCGATCCTGCGCCGCTTCATCAAGGATGCGAGCAAGGGGGCTCAGTCGACAACGCAGTTCTGGGAGTTGATGGGGTCGCGCACAGGCGTGCTGGAGGGCAAGGCGCAGAGCTATCGCCAGCTGGGCGCGGCCGAGCGGGCCGATTACTACGCCCGGCAGAACGAGCAGGCCAAGGTCTACATCGCCCTGTCCACCCACAAGGCCGACGTGAAGCGGCTGCATCCGCTGGTGCGTGCCCGCAACGCGGTGCAGGCCATCGGCACGATGCGCCGGGAGATGGCGGCCGGAAAGCTGCTCGATGCCGACGGCAACCCCTTGCAGGTCTCCGCAGCCGGTCGAACCGCGGCCGACGACGTGCTTGGCACCCTGGCCATGGCCATTGCCCGCAACGCCCTGGTGACCGTCGGCGAACCGGGCTGGGCGCAACGCCGGCCGATCGACGAGCAGGGCTTCTATCGCGAGCTCGAGACCATCGACCCCGCGCTGTTGACGACGCTCAGTTCGCTCTTTGCCGACAAGAAGGTGTGGAGGGCGGAGGCGGTCGGGCGCTCCTGGCCGGAACTTCGCCAGCGCCTGCTGCAGGACGGCACGCAAGCCGATCTCATCGACCTGGTGATCGACGTGGAAAGCGAAGGCCTGGAGCTGGACGGTGTGAAGCGGCCGAAGCCGCCGCGTCCGGAAGTGCCGCCCGCCGGTTGACCGGACCGCCGGGCGGCGAAGCTCGGGTTACCTGCCAAGGGGTGCCCGATGAGCCAAGCCTTTCCGATCCCGGTCGACACGCGCGAGCGCAACTACACGGCGACAGCCGGCCAGACGGTCTTTGCGGCCGATTTCCCGTTTCAGCAGACCGCCGACGTCAAGGTCTACCATCGGCTTGCCGCCGGCGGGCCTTACGAGCTGCTGGAGGAGGCGGCCGACTACACCCTGACCGGGGCCGGCAATCCGTTGGGCGGTGCCGTGACGCTGACGACCGGCGCGGCGGTGGGCGACAAGATCCGCATTCGCGGCGAGGCGGTGCTCGCCCGCACCTCGTCGGTGGTGCAGGCCGGTGTGTTCAAGAGCAGCACGCTGGACGACGAGCTGGACCGCAACCGGATCATCCAGCAGGAGCAGGAGCGCGACAGCGACGACGCACAGGCCAAGCTGCTGCGGGCGATGCTGACGCCCGAGGGCGAGACCATCGGCGAGCTGCCAGCGCTGGCGGATCGCAAGGCGAAGTTGATGGCCTTCGACGCCGACGGCAACCCGACCGTTGCCCAGGCTATCGACACGACGCCCGAATATCCGGCGCTGGAAAAGCGGTTCAACACGGTCGACGAGCTGCGGTTCATCAAGCGCGGCACGCTGGGCGACGGCGAGACGATCAGCGTTTCCCAGAAGGACAATCCGAAGCGCGGCGGCCGCTTTATGTGGATCGCGGATCTCATCCTGCCGCATGACGGCGGCGTCGTCATTCGCCACTCCGATGGACTGCCCGGCGGCGTCGTGCGGCTCTACACGGGCTTTCTCTGGGTGGAATTTTGGGATGCGATCGCGAGCGACGGAACCGACGTCGAAGCGGCCATCGCCAATGCAAGCCGCAATCACGCGGCGATCCAGGCCGCGCTGAACTACTGCAAGACCTTCCCGAACGGCAACATCGCCGGCATGAGCGCCGGCGGGCACTACTATGTCGACGACGAGCTGGACACCTACACCGGCAACCCGAGCAAGCGTGTCGGGTTGTTCGGCATGGGGCCGTTCCCGACGAGCATCTTCGCCTATTTCCGCGGGGCCGGTAAGGCGCTGTTCAAGGGTTCCGGCCCGAACGGCGAGCGGACCGGCGGGCCCTGGCTGGAAAACCTGATGATCCGGCTCAACGTGGACCTGCCCGGCCGTGCGCCGCGCGCCATCGAATGCCGGATGGCCGACTACGGCTATCTCAACCGGTTGCAGATCATCGGCGACTACACGAACGGCCTGTGGGAGTACACCGGCGCCTGGAACTCCACCTTCAGCAACCTCGAAATGTGGGGCGGCGGGACGTTCATCGGTCGCAAGAAGGTGCCTGCGGGCGTGACCTTCTCCGGGCTGAAGGACGGCAACACGATCACCGCGTCGGACGACTGTTTCGATGTGGAGGACGAGGGCAAAATCATCACCCTGGTAGAGACCACCGCCCTTGCCGGCCGCTATCTCATCCAGACGCGGAACAGTCCGACGGAAGTGACCGTCAGCGAGCCGCTGCCCGAGACCTATGATGGCGCCTACGGATGGCTCGACGGCGTCCGGGGCTCGATCGACATCGGCACCAGCACGACGACGCTGATCCTGGAAGATGCGGTGCTGACCGAAGACCTGGAAGGCATGACGGTGTTCGTGCCGACGGCCAGGACCGGCGCCGGCGGCACGACGCGGCCGCTAATCGCGAAGATCTCCGAAGTGCTCAACGACACGACCTGCACGCTGTCCGCGCCTGCCAACAGGAGCGTGACCAACGAGACGGTCTATTTCGGGCCGGGCTGGGCGATTTACGACGACCTGAACGGGAACGGCGACGTCAACGACGTGCTCCTCCACAACGTCTGCCTGCAAGGCCATGCCGGGTGCGGCGGCCTGTTCCAGGGCGTGCACCTGGTCACCTCGGGGCCGCTCAAGAACCACGGCCGCGCCATGTTCCCGAAGGGGCCGAGCCCCCGTCCGTACAACGACGAAGTGGCGCAAGTCAGCCTGTATCTCAATCTCATCGGCGGGCAGATCGTCCAGGCGGGGTTCGAAAGCCAGGCTGCCGGGGAAAGCAAGATCCTCTGCGAGGGTCTGATTTCCGGTCTCCAGGTGCTCGGCTATCGCGGAGCCCTGATCGAGAACCAGAAGATCTTCCATGCGTTCAACTGCAACGCCTGGGCGGTGCCCGACTTCGGCAACGGATACATGACGTCCACTGTCGAGCAGTCTGACAAGACCTTCCCCGTGTTCACCCATGACGGGAGCCTCCGCAAGATCCGGTTTTCGGGCGGACCGCCGGCCTACTACACCCGGCGATCGACGGCGGCTTATGGCCAGGGCGGCGTGACCGGTATCGCCTTTTCCAGCAGCGACGAGCGAAAGGTGCAGGAGAAGGACACGGTTATCCGGATCCCGCTGCCACCCGGCTTTACCCACAACGGCAACAAGCAGAAGGGCGGCAAGCTGAGCCTGTCCTCGTGCCAGAACATCGACGCCGCCTGCACGGTTCATTTCAACCAGAATGTCAACACCGGCACGGGCGCACTGAAGATCGAAAGCCAGGTGGCCAGCCTGTTCATCATCGGTACCGGCGTGCTCGATCCGGGAACCGCGACCGACAACAAGGTGACCCTCTCGCTCAACGGTGCAGACCCGTACATTCAGGTCTGCAACCGCGTGGGGACGATCATCTGGGACTACCTCATTGAGGGCGGTTGACCGATGCGCCTGCTTCCCCACTGGCGAAAGATCCTGCGGCATGCCTGGAGCGTGCGGCTGATCGTGATCGCCCTCGTCCTCACTGTGCTGGAGGTGGCGCTGCCCTGGATGGGCGGCGTGCTGCCGCCGGGGCTGCTCGGCATCCTGGCCGGCCTCGCCTCGGCCGGCGCGTTCATTGCCCGCTTGCTCGTTCAGAAGGAGCTATCCGATGAAGACGCGGTTTAAGGTTGCCGGGGTGCTCACCGCGCTCGGCCTGACGGCCGTCGGCGTCGTCGGGCCGTTCGAAGGGCTTCGCCTCACCGCCTATCGAGACATCGTCGGCGTGCCGACGGTTTGCTACGGCGAGACGCGCGGCGTGCGAATGGGCGACCTGTACACCGCCGAGGAATGTGCGGAGATGCTGGGCGACGGCATCGTCGAATTCGAGCAGGAGATCCGCAAGTGCCTCAAGGCACCGGACACGATCCCCGACGGGCCGTACATCGCTTTCAACAGCCTCGCCTACAACATCGGCGCCAAGGCCTTTTGCGGGTCGACGCTGGTTCGCCTCGCGAATGCGGGCGACCTGGAAGCCGCCTGCCGGCAGCTGCCGCGCTGGAACCGCGCCGGCGGCCGCGTGGTCAAGGGTCTGGTCAATCGCCGCGCCGAGGAAATGCGGATCTGCCTCGATGGTCTCGACGGCCCGGTGAGCCTGCCGGGCGTTGCCGCGCCGCGGCCGAAGCCTGCTGCCCCGGCTGTCGATGCCGAGCCGGCACCTGTCGCAAGCGAGGCCTGGCCGTACTGGCTCGGCTCGCTGCTGGTGCTGCTGGCGATGGCCGGCCTCGGCTTCGGGGTGTGGCGCCTGGTGCGAAGGAGGTAGCGGCGATGCTGGCAAAACTCGCTGGGAGCCTGCTGGGCTCGCCGTACGTGGTCGCGGCGCTCGCTGCCCTGCTCGGGGTCGGCGCGCTGCTGTGGACCCTGCGGGACGTCCGGCAAGGGGGCTACGAGGAGCGGGTGGCGGAGGAACTGCGGGAAGAACTCTCCGCGCTGCGGGAAAGGAACAGGGACGATGCGCGCATTCGCAAGCTTTCGGATTATGAGCTGTGCCGCGATTACGTGCGCGGCGGTGGCGAGCTGCCAGACGGCGGCGCCTGTGAGCAGCTGCGGGGGCTTCACGGCCAATGACCTGTCGCCGGCCGGCTTCGTCGCGCTGATCCGCGCCGACCGGCCGGGCGCCGAGCGCGTGCGGAACAACGACGCCAACTATCGCCGGAGGTGCGCGACGTGACGACAGGCGATGTGTCTTGGCTTGCGGGTGCGGTCATCGCCCTCGTCACGATGATCGGCGGCATCATCGCCCGCGACCGGCAGCTGGCCCGGATGATCCAGGACGGTGACGAGAAGCTGCACGACCGAATCAATCGCGTCCGGGAAGACATGGTTCACCGCTCGGATCTCGACGGCCACATTCAGCGGCTGGACAAGTCCGTGGGCGAGCTGCGGAGCGATGTGAAGGAGCAGGGAAAGGAGACGACGCGGCGCCTCGACACGCTGGTCACCCTGCTTTCGAAGCCCCCGCAATGA